GATCTGCATCTTCAGTTCAAGGTACTGGCCTTGTCCGTTTTTTGTTTTTTTCATCTGGCTTTCGGTGATAATCACTTGATAATCACCCGCCGGAAGTGGCGAAAAGCCTTCATTTGGCTCGACTTCTTCCGCGTTAAATCCTGATAGATTTCCACTCATCTTCTGCTCCCGTGTTAGTTAAAAATGAAACGTGCTCTACTTGCTTGCTTTCGATGATCCATCGACGACTACGCCTTGAATGTCTCCGTTGGACGGAAAGTATTTGGCGTATTCGTTCCAGCCTCCCCCGCGTGGAAATGGAATTTCCGCTGGCATACTCAGCCTGTTTTTTGCCAAGACTGCCGCTGTCTCTGTGGTACGTATGTACCGTTCGCCAACGTCAATCGCGATGTTTCGCGTTTTGTCGAATCCCTGATCTTCTTTGCGGATCGCCACGCGATAAGACGCAAACAGCACTTCGTCGCACCACTCTTGCAGTAATGACGACGCACTCTCATGCAATGCCGGTTGGTAGCGGTCATAGCTGTCCTGCTCGGGACTTTGAAACTTCTTGATATCCGCGTGTGCCAGCAAGATCACGCCAACTGCTTTTTCTGTTCGCAACCATTCCAGGGCGAATAAAACCTTGTCCCAGAGTGCGATTGCCTGCTTGTAACCGTTCCCGTAGCCAATCTCTGCGATGCTTTCCTTGCGTGCTGCTCTGGCCACTTCTTTGTGGATGAGTTGCTCTAGCCAGTCGACGGAATCAATACAAATGTTTTTGTAGGGATGGCTTTTCTCAGCGAGCCATCGCAAGGCATCAATAACGCAATCGAACGTTGTTAGGACGTCAGTTGAGTGACAGTCAATATCGTTCAGTCCGTCCTCAAGATTCAGGAACAGGCAACCCGGAGCTTGTGCCGCCCACTCCGATTTACCAACGCCGTGCACGCCATACAATAGCGTTCTCCGCGGCTTAATCTTCTTGCCTTTATTAATCTGCATTCTATCCCTCGCTGGTTAAATAGTAGTTGATTGCTTTTGTCGGAAAATGTTGCTAGGTGGCTGGCTTGTAGGCGTAGATAAATCCGGACCAAGTGCTGCCATTATTCTTTTCATCCCAATAGCCATCATGCTCCTGAAACACATGGAGTTGCCCATTCAGTGCAACGTCTTGAAATCTAGTGGCCCTCCCCAAATACACCATCCCCGCATCCTCGGCTTCTTTTCTACCCACGTCGCTGTGTTCAAAGCCTTCTGGAAGTTGATGGCCGAACTCGCTGGCCACGTTCAGATCCGGCTCAATGCCGCGAAACTGCCAGTCGAGCACTTCCTGCTCAGTCAGTGGGCGAACCACTTCGACTATATCGCTGGCGTGTGCAGTTTTGTCTGACCGATACTTTCCGTCTTCAGATACAGTCTGAAAAAAGTCTCCTATAAGGTATTGGAAACAGTAACCGATGCGGCAGCCTCTGTGCACAGAAACAACCACCCCTCTCCGCGTCTTGGCAATGCAAGGCCCGGTCAACAACGGCTTAGGCTGTTCGTCTTCTTGGTTCTCGCTGTTCAGCAAAGACTCCAGTTCATCAATTATCTTTTTAATTCTGCTTTTAGCTTCTGTCATCACGCATCTCCCTTGTTGGTACCTGTTAAAACCTGTTCCCGCCGTTTCAGTCCCCGCGTGTGATAGCTCACGTTGCTATGTGCCACTTGCAAGGCCCTGGCTATCTCAGATGTTGAGTAGTTCCAGCGATACAACGCCCGGATGATGTACCGCTTTTCCCGCTGCATCTCCTTGGTCTGCCCCACGCCCGGACCCATCAAGTCGAACTTGTTTACTTTGCGTCGCTTGCAATGAGCCTTGATCGCATCTTGGATTGGTCGCCTCATAATGTCGCCTTAAAACAGTGACTGTTGCCGGGATTCTTCGATGGCTTGGTAGCAGTGCCTGACTGCAATCGGATAGTAGGAGTCCTTTAGCTCAAACCCGATCGCTTTGCGTCCCATCTTTATTGCTGTGTAAAGCTCGCTGCCGATGCCCGCAAATGGTGACAGGACGATGTCGCTGGGGTTGCTCCACAATTGCATGCAGCGTTCAATGACATCGAGCTGCAAAGGGCAGATGTGCCGTTCGTCGTCGTTGTCTCTGGCCAGCCTGTATTGCAGAGTTCTGGAAGGATTGATGTCCATCCAGACAGGCGACGCGTATCGCTGCCAGACGTCGATTGACAGTCGGCCTTCGCTCCTGAATGTGTCACCGTCCCCAGCGAAGTAATCAAGCTCTCCCTGCACTGGATCGGTGTTTTCGCCCGGCTTACGGAACGTGCAAACGTAATCGGGAATGCCCTGTCGACTCATGCACGAATCTTTACAGAGTTGCTTGTGCAGCAGTCCGAGTGCCTTGGTGCGTTGCATTGCCGTGACTGGATCTTTCCAGATGCATACCTCGCTATGGTAAATCCAACCTGCGGATTCAAATGCACGAATCACATCTCCGCGAAAATCCCGAATGCCAATGTAGCCTGAGTGCTGCTTCGTCGTCGGCAGATTCATGCAATGCACGCTGCAATTTCGGCCCGGCTTTGTCACCCGCAAAAGCTCAGGAATTAGAAAATTGAAGTGCTGCCAAAATTCTTCATCGCTCGAGCAATTGCCCATGTCTCGCTCGCTGTCACTGTATGTGTACAGGCTGACAAACGGCGGACTGAAGACCGTGAACCCAACTGAATCGTCCGGTAGGCTCTTGACTAGCTCGCAGCAATCACCGTGCATGACGGTGAACTGGTCGTGTATCTCTTGATTCAAACATTCTGGCATTGCATCCACTCCGGTAATTGAATTTGCTTGTGTGGTGTGTAGTCCGCGATGGCTTGGCGTGATCCAAGCGATTGCAACATTCCGCTTCGCATACTGATGGCCATTTCCGAGGCCATGCGTTCAAAGTCGTGCTGCTTCCGTTTGAGAACGTTGGCGATTCCGATCTCGTCTTCTGACATCATCAGGTGTGCATTGACTGGCAACTTCTGACCGAACCGCCAAAACCTACGAATTACCTGATACCAATCCTCAAATTTGTACGAGGCGAAAAAGATCGTGTTGTTGCAATGCTGCCAGTTCATCCCGTAGCCGCCGATCTTTGGCTTCGTGATGAGCCTCTTAATGTCACCACGAGTGAACGCTTGCAGTTTCTCCGCTTTGCCCTTGTCGTTTCCGCGGATCACTACGGCATCGGAAACGTGACGACGTAGCACCTCATCTTCATAGTTGGTCTCACACCATATTACCCATGGCAGATCAGATCCGTTTACCAGATTGGCTACTTCAACCGCTTTGGCTTCAATGGTACGTCGCTTCTCTTTGTGAACGTTGGTCGCCGAAACCTTGCCACCGGGATGAAACAAATGTCCTGACGCCTCCTGTTCACACTGAATGATGTGCTCGTGGATTTTTAGCTCTGGAAGATCGTAGCCATCGTCCTTGAACCCGATGTCTGACGGCTTGGTAATTGCCATCGCCCATGACGCGACCCAATCCCAAAACTCCCGATTTGCATGCCCACGCAAACGCCATTTTGATGTGTCGCCCCCGTCGTGAATAAAAAAGTTCGCCAGCATGACGTCACGCTGCATCCAGCCCAGAAATTCTGATTGCGTCCCCAGTTCCATGTGGTCATTCGGAGCAGGTGTTGCCGTTTCTGACATACGATACTTCGTATGCCGAAACGCTTCAGTGATCTGCTTGCGAACCTTGCCTTGTGCGTTCTTCAGCACGCTGGCTTCGTTCAACACAACCGCGTCGAAATCGCTAGGATCAAACTTGTGCAACTTCTCGTAGTTGGTGACGTTGATACCGCTGCTGACGTCTGCTGATGACTCGCAAATGCGGATCTCCGTGTTGACGCCAAACTTCTCAGCCTCGTCGATGATCTGATTGGCAACGGCAATCGGACAAAGAATGATCGACCGTTTAACTTCCCCCTTCTTGGTCAGTGCATCCAGCCATGCCAATTCCATTAACGTTTTACCTAACCCGCAATCCGCAAAGATGGCCGCCCGCCCTTTCTTGCAGGCCCACTTGATAACCGCTCGTTGAAACTCAAACGCATACGGATTGATCTCGCCTTCGCTGATGTCGATGCCGCAATCAGACGCCCGCCTGTGCTTGCTGGCAATGAAGTCCTGATAGCTCACTTGCTCTCCTTGTTCTTGTGTTGTGACTGCCAGCGGTCTTCCATGGTCGCTTTACTCGCTTTCCATTGCCTGATTAACCGCGTGCCGAATCGTGGCCGCACAACCGACGATCCGTTTATTGACGTTGCTTAACAGGTCCATCGACGCCTTGCTGACGGTCACGGTCTCGGCAAGTGCCTCGACCTTGTCAGCCAGTTCGAGCAACTTTTCATGGTCCGGTCGAAGTGCTGCGATGCGTTCCAGTTCGAGCTGCCGTTGCCGTTCGCGTTCGACTGCTTCAGCCTGTTCACGTTTAATCCGCTTTTCAGTCTCCCGTGCCGCTTTCTCCGCTGCTTCACGCCGTTCCTGTTCCATGCGGATCGTGTGTTCTCTGGCCTGTCGTTCTTCTTCCAGCTTGCGTTGCTCTTCTCGCAATACTGCTAGTTTGGCTGCCATCTCCGCTTGCTGTTGTCGCAGTTTCTCTTCTGCTTCCTGCTGCAACCGTTCGCGTTCCAGTCGCTCAGCCCGTTCTTTCTCTTCAGCCTCTTTGCGGACTCGACAGGCTTCCGTGGCGTCAGCGAGTTGCTTGTCAAATTCCTCGTCGCTCCATTCGTCAACG